GGGCAATGACGTTATTAAATATGGTGCATTTTCTGAATCAATCAAATCCAAAAAGCCAAGACAGATTAAATTACTTTATCAGCATAAGACTGATGAGCCTATTGGTGTAATTGATTCTTTGGAAGAAGATTCCAGAGGTCTTAAAATCAAAGGCAGACTTGCTATGGGTACTCAAAAAGGAAAAGAGGTCTATGAGTTAATGAAGATGGGAGCTTTAGACAGTATGTCTATTGGTTATAGGCTTACTCCAGAAGATTATAAATACAGCGACAAGCTGAAGAAACGAACAATAACTAACCTCGATTTAATGGAAATTTCTATGGTGACCTTTCCTATGAATCCGAAGGCTAAAGTAACGAAAGTTAAATTAGCTTCAATGGATGTAAGAGAATTAGAAAAATATCTATGTGATATAGGTATGACTAATTCTGTTGCAGAACAAAGTGCTGGCGTACTATTTAAGTCATTTAACCGAGAGGTTAATGAACAAGGTGATCTTGTTAATAGTTTAAAACACTTGATAGATACAATTAAATATTAACGGAGATTATTATGAGTGAAGAAATCAAATCTGTTATAGACAATCTGAATTCTACGTTTGAATCTTTCAAACAAGAGAATACAAAGCGTCTTGACGAAGTTGAAAAGAAAGGCTCTGCTAGTGCCGAACTTGAAAGTAAAGTTGATGCTATGGCTGATGACATCACAAAGATGGCTGAACAAAAGCAACAAATTGAGTTGACAAAGAAAGCATTAGAAGAAGCAGAAGTAAAACTAGATAACCTTGAAACTGTTTTAGCAAGACCAGAAACAGGTTTGAACACAAAAGAAGTTGGCGTTCAAATGAAAGCGTTTTCTAACATGTTAAGAAAAGGTGAAAAAGAGCTGGATGAGATGGAACGTAAGGCACTTTATGAATCAGACGATACTTTGGGTGGATATTATGCACCAGAAGAATATGTTGCTGATTTAATTAAAGGTGTTACTGAAATTTCACCACTACGTTCTATCGCTAGAGTAAGAACTACATCAAACAGAGGGATTGAGATTCCTAAAAGAACTGGTCAGTTCGCTGCTACATTTGTTAATGAAACAGCAACAAGGTCAGAAACAACTGGATATCAAACAGGCTTAATGCAAATTGATGCACATGAGTTATATGCGTTAGTAGACATCAGTCAGGCATTGTTAGAAGATTCTGCTTTTGATTTAGAAAGCGAAATGTCTACAGAGTTTGGTGAGCAGTTTGCAAAAGCTGAAGGTACTGCATTCATAACTGGAAATGGTGTTGGTAGACCACAAGGAATCACTGATACTGGTGCTGGTGTTGCTAGTGTAAATTCAGGAAGTGGAACAGCTTTAACTGCTAATGGTTTATTAGACCTTATGTATGCTATCAAGTCTGATTATATGAATAATGCTAATTTTGTAATGAACAGAAGTTCTTTAGCAGCGATTCTTAAATTAGAAGATACAGAAGGACAAAAAATCTTTGTGCAAGGTATGTCTTATGTAGGTGCTGCACCAAGCACAATCTTAGGCAAACCATACATATTAGCTGAAGATATGCCGAATGTTGGTGGGTCAGCAAAACCTGTAGCATATGGAGATTTCTCNAAAGCCTATACAATCGTTGACNGAGTNAATCTTTCAGTAATGAGAGACCCATACTCAGTAGCGACTGCTGGGAATATACGTTATATCGCCAGACGTAGAGTTGGTGGTGCTGTAGTTCTTGCAGAAGCAATTAGACTGCAAAATATTTCAGCATAATATAGGAGATTAATTATGAGAGATTTAGCTAATAGAGTAGTACAATCGGCAGTCTTAGCTCCAGTAGTTCAAAACGCAACAGTTACATCTGCTGCGATTGATTTACTAGGTTTTAACTCTGCTATGATATCTGTAGCAACAGGTATTGAAGGTGTTACATTAAGTAGTTCAGTTCATTGGACATTTATCCTTCAGCACTCTGATGACGATAGTACATATACAGATGTTACTGCTAGTACAGATGTAACAGATGGTACTGTTGATTCAGATGGTATCTTTTTAAAACTAGATGACAATGCAGAGACACCACAAGTGTCTGGTATTGGTTATATTGGTGGCAAAAGATATTTGAAGGTTATCACTACCAAGACTGGAACTATGAGTACCGGTACAGCTATGAGCATTAATTGTATTAAAGGTAATGCTATTGACGCTGGAGATGTAACAACTACGTTTGTATAAGTAGTTATTAAGTTTGTGGGGAGTGGTTTTGATTGCTCATTGTCTGCTCCTCACTCTTATATTGATTAGATAGTGTTTTAATAATATTATGTAATGAATAACGGAGATTATTATGAAAATTAAAATGTTAGCAGACACAGAAGCATCCTGTAATATATCTGGCAACGCTACTAGAGTTTACAAAAATAATGAGATTATAGATTGTACTGAACAATGGCAAATTGAGTTAGGCAATAATTTTGTAAATAGCAATTTAGCTATGGAAGTAAAAGTTGATTCACCAACAGAAACCAAAGCAAAGAAAAAAGTAACTAAGAAAAAAGCCACAAAGTCTAAAGGTTAATTATTATGGCTAGAACGATTGGTAGCTCATTTTCTACACAATTATCTAGCACTCAAACTAGACCATTTTATGCAGTTGAATTTTTATATGCTACACCATTAAGAATTTGGACTGGCTATGGTGAGTTTACTATTTTAAGTCAAACGTATACAGGTTTAGGAAATTTAATATCTATAGGTCAAGTTCAAGAATCAGCAGAAACCAAAGCCAATGGAATAAAAATATCTGCTAGTGGTCTAAATACAAGTGTTCTTGCAAGTGCATTGACGCAAACCCAGCAAGGGGTGGTGGTTAATGTTTATTTTGGAGTGCTTACAACGACAAGTAATGCTCAAGCTGTTGTAGATACACCTTATGAAATATTTTCTGGTTTTGTAGATACAGTTCAAATATCAGAAGAAGGAGATACATCAGTAATATCATTTGATATTGAAAGTAAACTTATATCATTAGAAAGACCACTTGATTTCAGGTACACAGACCAAGACCAAAAACATTTCTTTCCCAATGACAAAGGCTTAGAGTTTGTTGATGACTTACAAGACAAAAAAATAATTTGGGGTGGTGGCACAACATGATTAATGTACACCCAATAATAAAATTATATAAAGAGTTTGATAGATATAAACATAATTCAGAAGATGAAATACTTGCACATATATATCCATCACTAGAACTTAATCAATACAAAATACATAAAGAAAATGGAAGAGTTTATGGATTTTCTAATTGGGCTTTTTTGAATAAATTAGAAGAAAATAATTTATTAAAAACAAACAAGGTTTCTCAAGAATCATGGAACTCTGGTGATATTTTATGGCATGGGGATATTGTTGCTAGAAAAAATGTAAAAAAAATTATGGATTGGACTTTAAGCTATTACACTCAGTTGCTTGGCTGTAATAAAAAAATTAAATATTTAAGAATACATAATGACAAGATTATACAAAAAGAAATATTAACTAAAGGGCATTATATAAAATGAGTTTTGTTGTAGATATTGCAAAAAAAGCTGTAAGTTTAGCAAAAACAAAAATTGCAAATTTTTCTTTTACTAATTTTATAGGTGGTTTTCTACTTAATCTTGCTGTATCAGCAGTTTTATCTAAAGCATTTGCAAAAAAACCAAAAGCTAACTATGCACAACAATTGCAATCAAGAACTGAAATGGTCAAACAGCCAATCATTCCTAGAGATACTGTATATGGAGAAACAAAAAAATCTGGTGGTATTTTATTCATGGAATCCACTAATAAAAATCAAGACTTGCATATTGTTGTTCAAATGGCTTCGCATGAAATACAATCTATTGATAAAGTTTATTTTGGTGAAGATGAACTAACTCTTGCAAGTGCTGGAACAGACGCAAATGGAGAAACTCAATTTAAGGTAACAAGCCCAAGCAAATATGCAAAAGAATCAAGATTCACAACTAAAACAAGGTCATTTATAGTTTCTGAATATGTTTCTATGCCCTTTAATACATCATTGCCTTTTGGTGGAAGTAGAGTTGTTGATGGTCATGGTATAAAAAAAGGAATTACCTCAATAACTTTAATATCTGATGTAGCATTTGCACTAGCAACTACAGACAAAATAAATATCAATGGTATTGAATATGGTATTTCTTCTGGTGGCAGTTCTTCTGCTTCTGGCTCAAGACATACATTAACAGTAACAATATCGGAAGGTTTAAGAACAGACGTACAAGCAACAGCTATATCATATCATGCTCAAGACCCTTTTGGTGGCAGACAGACAAGAATAGCACCCTACAGAGATAACCCAAATACACCGAAACCTTTTTTAGCTGGTACAACAACAACAACCGAGTATGCGATTGTTGCATCAAATATATTTACAGATTCTTCAGAATTAACAGTAAGAGTAAAAAAACATTTAGGAACTGATAACCAACAAGCAGACGCAGACTTAGTTTCAGAAGTATCACAATGGACAACTTCCCATATGCTGTCTGGAATAGCTTATCTTTATGTTAAGTTAAAATATGACGCAGATGTTTTTCCACAAGGTATTCCAAATATAAGTGCAGAAATAAAAGGAAAGAAAGTATTAGACTTTAGAACAGGCTCAACAGCATTTTCTAAAAATCCAGCATTAATTTTATACGATTATTTATCTGATACTAGATTTGGTTTATCTGTTCCCACAACTCAAATAGATACAACTTCGTTTACCACAGTTGCAAATATATGTGATGAGGATATAACTTTAGATGCTGGTGGCACAGAGGATAGGTATGAAGCAAATGGTATTATTTATTCAAATGTAGAGCCAATGACAGCAATAGATGAAATTACAGGCTCTATGCTTGGAATATTAAGTTATTCTAATGGTAAATTTATTCTAGCTGGTGGAAAGTTTATTGCTCCTTCTATAACTTTAGATGAAGATGATTTTAGAGGTGGCATTACTATTCAAACAAAACAATCTAGGCGAAATTTATTTAATACTGTAAAAGGAATATTTACAAGCCCAGAAAGTAATTGGCAACCATCAGACTATCCAATGGTAACTTCCAGCACATTTGTAAGTGAAGATAATGATGAAACTATATTTGGAAATATTGATTTGCCTTTTACTATATCTTCAACAATGGCTCAACGAATTGCAAAAGTTGTATTATTTAAAAACAGACAACAAATGGTCATACAAGCACCAATGAAGCTATCTGCCTTCAAATTACAGGTAGGAGATACAGTTACTGTCAACAATACTAGATTAGGTTTTAGTTCTAAAATATTTCAAGTTGCAGATTGGACTTTTGTATCAGACGAAACTGATGTTGGTGTTGATTTAATATTGCAAGAAACATCATCTAGTGTTTTTGATTGGAACGCAGAAGAAGCAGAATTTATATCTGACAATACTAATTTGCCGACAGCAGAAACTGTATCAGCACCATCATTAGTAGTAAGCGACATATTGAGAGCATATTCTGGAATTGTATCAACTGTTCTGTTAATTAAAGTAACATCAGGGCAAGGAACAACCAATGAACTTGAAGTTGAGTATAGAAACACATCAACC